ATTCAATGATAGACCTGTTGGTAAAGATCCTGATTGCACTGCAAAAGATGTAGCGTTGGTTGCTGTAATTGTAATTGTTGAAATAGTATCTCCAGCACCAAATGATCCTAATGATCCTGCTGATGTTTGCCAGGCTGGTGCGTCAGAAACAGTTAACACAGCGCCTGTTTGAACTGCATTACCATCTGGATTTTCAATATATAATTTGTATGTGCCATCCACAGGCAAAGTAAATTTGGCTGTAATACTTGTTGCAGATGAAAATGATACTTCATCAGCTACAACACTTGCTCCTGTAGAACTATTAATGGCTGTAACCAAAGGTGTAGATACAAAATTAGTTCCAGCGATTGTACAAGTAGTTTGTGTATTTTCAATTGTTGATGGTGTAATAGATGAAAAAGTTGGTCTTGTTTCTGTAGTTAAAGTAATAGATCCACCAAGGGCTACTGCTTGACCATTAATTGTAATTTGTCCTGAACCTTGTAATGCTGCATTTGCAACAGAAGTATTTGGTAAAGCAATACTCGCACCACTAGGCACAGTTATAGTATCACCACTATCTCCTAGCTGTACACCAGTTCCTGATCTTGGACTTATTTTATTTACTTTAACTTCACTCATTATTTTGCCGTTGTTGGTATATTATTTGTTCCTACCATTGGAGTTTCCGCAAACGCCATATAGATGTAATTAGTTCCATTTGAGTTTATTGCTCCACCTGTTCCTCTTAATTTAAATCCTGTTGAAACAAAATCTACAGTTGTTTCACTTGTTCCTTCTGAAGATTGGGCACTAGGATAAAGAGGATGATTTTTTGGATTGTAACCAAGTCTTTTATTATCAATAATTCTCCAATTTTGTGCAGTTGATGCAGAACTTTTTTTAATTAAAATAAGTGCAGGTTTAAATCCTGTGTAATTAAATATGCCATCAGCATTTTCATTTCCTGTATAACTTCCAAAATTAGAATATCCATTAATCTCTGCAAAACAATATGCAATGTAAGTTGCACCGCTAATATTTGCATCAACTCCTCCACCACCTAAACTAATAATTGAACTAGTAGGAGTAGTGCTATTCCAATTTCCAGAATTATATGAAGAAGCATTAGTATTTAATAATATACCAGTACCATTGCCTTGAGTGCTATGATAACATGGCCATGAAGCAGTTGAATCTAATCTTTTAATTATAATAAATTTTGGCACTGCACCTAAACCATGACCTATGCTGGCCGCACTACCAGTTCCCGTATAGGATATTATTGAGAAACCTGCTGTTGTGTTAGCTTGAATTGTTGTAGTTATACTACCGTCTGAATTAGAAGAAGTCGTGCCTCCATTTGCTTTCCAATTCCATGCTGCAAAGGTGCTACCATTACCATTTACATAGCCACCAGTTTTTAAAGTAAATCCATCACTATCAAAACTAGCAAGATTAGAACTATCAGTCCCTTCTGCATTGGTTTGATTCGGTCTTATAACTTTAGTAACTCCTCTAGTAGAATCAAAAACCATATGATCATAAGATCCAGAACTTCTTGATTTAATCCAAAGCCAATCAGGTTTAAAACCTACACCTGTTTGTGCAGTATTATCTACACCATTACCTGTATACAATTTCGTGTTAACGTGTAAATTTGGTTTATTTATTTGTGCCATTAACTATACTCCTCTGCGTTAATTGATTTAGTGCAAATCGCTCGATAGCCTGCTGGAACATCGTATTCAAAAATTCCTATTCCATCATCTGGATTTTGTGCTGAAGTTACAGCAGTTGTTCCAAAATATCCATTTCCAAAGTTTACACTTAATCCCATATCTCCTAGTCCAGTCTGATCTGCAAACATAGGAAATATAGTGGCTCCAGTTAAATTTTGTTGTGTACTCATTTTTGTTGTTAAATCGTTAGTTGCAGTTCCATTTTCTATTTCTGTTTGTGTAGCAGAATTAAACCAAGTTCCATTTTTTCCAAGCCAAGCTAATTTATTATCCATGTCTAACGCAACCATAATAATATCGTTAGCAGTCCAAGAACTGCCATAAGCAGTGTTAGTTCCATCATAATATACATTACCATTATTACCATACACACCAAAGGCTCTTGATGGATTGTTAGAACCATAAAAATCAGTAAATGCACTTACGCCTGTTTTAGCAAAACCAACGTGTGCATATTGTGTTCCTGCTTTACACTCCCAATACCATTTGCCTTTCGTAAATCCATGTGTTCCTAATAACAGAGCCTTATCACCATCAGTCGGCCCTGTTGTCATTGTTGAGTTAACATTTGTTAATGTTGCTGTATTAGCAAATCTGTTTCTAAATAAAAAATTTATATTAGCAAAGACATTACTAGGTGTATCTTTCGTTTGTATTATTGTTCCATTTGTTGTTAAATTATTTGAGTTACCTGAAGAATCTAATCCCATATTTCCAGAATTATCCATTTTTAAAAAGAATCCGTTTGTGCCATAATTAACTGTT